AGAACCATTAAGAGAATGAAATTGAGGGAGGAGACGTTGTCTCTTATGACGAGAAACGCAGTCTAACTGAGTAAGACAGCGGTCAGCAGTTTCTAAGGTAATGACGATAGATAGACCCGTATACATATTCGCCCAGATTTTCGGTGACCTGAAAATACCTGTTTCTAATGGTAGACATAATTTACAGGTAAGAAAATCAGCGTCCGTAAATGGGGTCTGTTTAGCGTCACCTACGAAAGTCTCAGAAGAGTACGGGTTGGTGAATGTATCTGAACTCTCTGACCGAGTGGTCCCGAGTGTTCCTCTGGTTTCAGGTACCCAGATAGTAGCGCCCTCCGTCATGGCGCGCTTTTTCTTTTCACTATCATTCGTATCATAATCTCTCATAATAGAGACCAGAGAATTATAGTCCTGAATTTCTTCTAAAAGTACATTTCCGAATTCTGGTGAAGAATATATCCGTATATCTTTAATAAGCGACTGACCTCCGAGACGTGGGTCCAGTTGAAGGCGAGTGGCGTGAGTGGAGGCGTCTAATGTAGGTAGAGAAATTTTAAAATCACCTTGGAGATAACATTCGTCAGGTTTAATAAATTTAGTTGAAGGAGGGACATTAATTCTTACCTCCTGACCCGCCGAGAAATTTAAACCATTTAAAACTGGTACAGACTTAGAGGTCTGTTCTATTGGGATAGAGTTTTCCGCTTTCCAGAATGATACTGACATTTTATTTTATAATATACTTTATAAAATAATATTAATAAAAAAAAAATTACGAAACTTAAATTAATTTATTGAGCGGTTCTACCTACCGCCAGACGACCAGCACCAGCGAGACTTGGAGCGCCAGTATTCTCAGTTTTATCGGCGCCTAAATCTTTTACTTGTTTATCTGTATCTCCCTGAATAGCGTCCTGTTTATCAGAAGCGTCCTCATATCCCGAGATAGTCTGTTCCGCTCCCGCTCCTACTTGAACTAAGTCACCTATTCCTTTCATTCCTAATCCGACCATGGCGCCGACTGGACCTCCGAAAGTCATTAATCCTGTACCTATCATATCAAACCCAGCACCACCGATATCGGCGATATTAGAGATTTTATCCATAGTAGACATTTTATCCCAGTTATTCATATCCTCAGCGATATCTAAACCGATAGAACCTACGTCACCTACAATACCTAAACCAGTAGCGAGTTTACCCGCTGATTTACCTAATGTCTGAGCGGTTGTCTTACCTACGATATCTCCTTTCTTGATTAGAATTCTGGCGCCGTCTTCTCCTGTCTTAACTATTCTCTCAGTCGCTTTAATAGGTTTACCTATCGCATTTATGTTTTTAGCAGTTTCTAAACCCTGTTTTACAGAGTTGGCGTGTTGTCCCGCCTGTTTAATAGCGTTCGTATTAGCGTCAGAACCCGCCTCCTCTTTTAAACCTTCACCAGTATCTTTAATTTCTCCTCGTTGTTTCGTTAGTTGTTGATTATATAATTGTACCTGTTGATTATAATTTCTTAACTGAGTACTATATTCCGCGTCTCGCGTTCGGTCGGCGCTCATGAATTCCATATTTTTATAATATTGAATATATATAATTTTTATTAAAAGAATTTTTAACTTTAATTTATTCCTCTTCACTTGAACTCTCTTCCTCAGTAGGTCCCTCAGGATAAATCTTCTCATTAAAATTAACCCATATTTCAGCAGGGTTCTCTGTTAACTTTAAAGTCATGAAATCATATTTTTTCTTAGTCGCTTTCTTATACATTTCTCTAAAATTTTTATCTCCTCCGAACATACCCGACCACTCCTCACTCAGTTTCTCCACTTCCGCCTCATTAGTGAGGCGTCCCACCAGTACCCAGTTGGCGTTAGCGCGGATAGTGGGACTAACTTTTTTTAGTAGTTGACTACTGACTATAAATAAATCTATATTGTAATGACGATAACGAGACGCGAGATTATTCAGCGCCGTAGTCTTCTCACCTAAACAATCGTCACACACTAAACACATGGAGGGCATGTCCGCTTTATCATATTGAGACTGACGCCTAACTATATCTTTAATTAAATCGTCTGAATAATAATCATAAGTATTGAACGCCTGTTTAATAAAACGTGACGTCTGGTCGTTATTAATTGTAGTTGAGATTATAGTTGTCTCATTAAAGAAGTCCTGTCCGTAGAAATCTTTATTTAATAACATGTTAGAGATAATAGTACTCTTACCCGTTTTAGTAGGCATTACCATAAGAACAAGAGAAGGAGGTTGAGGTAGGTTAGGGTGTAACGCTTTCTTTTTTAAATGGGGAGGGTCCACTACTTTCAATATCTTTAATTTCTTACTCATTATAATATATCTAATATATTATTTTTTTTTAGATTTTTTAACTAAATGAACCTTATCAATTTTATACGCTTTACTCTTAGGATTGATTGAAGCGTATACCCGAGCATACGCCCACTCGTCCGCTGACTTAATATGAGGACGTACAGAATGGGGCGCAGAAACATAAGCGCCCTGACCTTTCTTAAATATTGTTTTTAAACCTTTCAACTCATAACCCGTAATATCAGATATCTCTTTTAAAGAGTGAGACTTACTTAATGGTTTAAATTTATACTTTCTATTAAAATCCGTTTTATAAGTCATTTATTATAAAACAGAGAAAAAAATACTAATGTCCCCGAAAATAAATGAAGTCCCGAGAAATGAGGACATGTCCCCGAAAATACCCAGAAATAATCAGAAGTTCACCAGAGATTATTATTGATTATAACTTTTATATTTTAGAGAATTATTTTATATTTTTTTGAGGACTTTGAGGACTTTGAGGACTTATGTAATAAAGTGTTATTAGGTTATTATATTTCTATTACGTAGAGAGACGTAAAAGTAAGTGTCCTCATAATTTAGAGTGTTTTATATAATTGAGGACATGTGTCCTAAAAAATGAGGACACTAAATAAATTTAGAAACAATCCCTAAAATATCCAGCGTCCCCATATTGAAGAGGTCTCTGTGGTTGTAGAGCGTTGTTAACCATACCGAGATTATGGTTGATAGTGGTCTGGTGTTGTTGTTCTTTCTTTTTCTGTTCTTTTCTCGCTTTTCTTTTAGTATCATATCCTTCTATCGCTCTCTTCTGTAATTCAACTAACATGTCTGAGGGTAAATCGTCTAATGATAGTACCTTCTTCTCAGCGGGTTTAGGTGTACTTACTGGTTTAGGTTTATCTTCAACTTCGTCACGTAATTTCTGAATATCTTTCTTTTTCTTTTTAGATTGTAGTTCTTTTAATTCTTTCTTCTCCTTCGCTTTCGCTCTCCTAACCTCTAACGCCTTCTCCCTACCTTTACGTAATCTTTCAAGTTGTTCTTCGGTCATAACTCTCTTTTTCTTAGGTTCTTTCTTAGGTTCGGGTTTCTTCTTAGGTTTCTTTTCTACGAAGATATCCTCCTCAGGTATAATCTCCTTAACTTGTACCTCAGGTATAATCTCCTCCTGAGGTTCAGGTTCAGGTGTTTCTTCGTCCGACATAATCTCCTCTTCAAGTGGTTCAGGGTCTTCTTGTAATAAATCTACTTGTATATTCGGTAAAAGGTCCATTTTACTTTAAGAAATATAATAAAATTTTCTATAAAATTATTAAAAATATGTGAAAATTTCTATAAAATGATATTGTAAAAAATCTAAATTAAGAATTACCAGAACCACCCGCCAGAGATATCTTTATCCTCTTGTTCTTTTTTAACCTTCGCCTTATTAATTTCATGTAATCTATTCTTAATAATCGCCACGTCGCTTTTAATAGACTTAACGTCACTTACTAATACTTTAAGGTCTTCAATAACTTCGTCAATCTTTTTCTCAGGCATTATTTTATAATTTATGAGATATAAAAATTATCTTATGTAAATTATTAAAATGTCTGATAGTGGTGGTATTCTTCAACAATTTAACATAAATGAACTGGCGGGCGCCACAGGTTTAATCTTAGGAGCGTTAGGAGGTATACTGGCGATTATATTTAAGTCCCGTTGTTATTGTAGATTAAATCTCTGTTATCTCTGTTTTTGTGAACGTAAACCCCCACCTGACCCAGAGGTAAATAGTAGTGGAGAAGAAGACGAGGAGGAGAAACTGGTACCACCTAAGAAAGAGAAAGATAAAGTAGATAGAAATAGTAAAGAAATAGAACCTGAACCTGAACCTGAACCTGAGATTATTAAACCTTAATCTTTATAGTGACGCGCGCACCAACCGAAACCCCAGCAACAGAAACACTTAAACATATTTATAATTATTAAATAGAAAATAATTTTACCATAATGTATTATACGCCCAGTAGTTAGCGGTATTCTTATCTAAGTAAGTAAATTTACCTTCTTTATTTTTTATACCAGACGCCCTCTTACGATAATTCTTTTTTCTTTCTTTATCTCCATGGTCTAAATTACTATAATGACCTAATTTATCCTTAAAGTGTTGATAATCTTTATGACCGAAACCTATTCTTTTATGTCCTTTTTTATTATCAGATTTAACATATACGAAGTATTTACTTTTAGTATTAGTCTTATTCACCCATGGTTTATAAAGTACAGGTTTACCCTTTTTATCTAACGGCATATTTATATATTTAAAGATATTTAAAAAACGCGATTTATATTTAAAAAAAAAAATATATAATAAAGTATATAAATGGAACAACTATCCGACGAAAGAATTAAAAACATTATTAATCAATATGAAAGGAAACGTAATAAGGAAAAGGAGAGATATAATCTCATTAAAGATACAGACGATTTTAAGAATAATAATAGGGAACGCGCCAGAAATCATTATCATTTGAATAAAGATAAGAAAAAAGAAAAATATGATAATAATAAAGAATTCATGAATAGTAGGAGTAGTTACTATTATTATAAAAAATTAAATAAACTGGATATTTTTAAAGAAAAATATCCGAATAAAGTAAAGATTTTATCAGAAAATAATATCAATATTTAAAAATCGCGATTTTTAAACTTTTAACCTTTTATCTATAATTTTAAATTTTAATATTTTATGTCTCATGTACGTCATAAAATATTTATTATCTAATTATTTTAAGTTCTTTAAGTGATACGATTAGTATTTAAAAAATAAAATCTATACTAAACTATAAAGTAAAATGGTGGAAAATAAAATCTCGGTAAAATTATCTAAACTAAATAATAATATGAAAACATTCACCCTTAATGAAAGGTACGATACTATTAACGCTCAGAAATTACTTCATTCTGATATAGTAGACGTAGATTACAAGGGTTCTATCAAGAAATATCTTAAACATGGTAAAAATGGTAAAGTAGAGGTTCAATATATTCAGAATGAAATCGGTAGATTAAATATTAAAGTAAAGGGAATGAAAGAGGGTGAGACATGTATCGCTCAGGCGTTCATGAAAGGTGTAGTTAAGTCCGCTTTATGTAAAAAGAATTATGTAGATATAGATATGGTAAACGCTCACCCTATATTTTTAGAGAGTATTTTAAAAGATAAAGATTTAAGTTGTGAGGTACTTTCTTATTATAATAATAATCGTGATAAATTCTTTAAAAAAATGGAGAAAAAAGGATTAAGTCGTGATAATTGTAAAATTCTTTTAATGAGGATTTTTTATAATGGTTCTATCTCCGCTTTCTGTACCGAACATAAACTTAAAAAAGAAGATATCCCTGATATGATTTATGACCTTGAAAGAGAAATTAAAAACAATACTAAGACATTATTAAATACGAATGAACTTTTAAAATAT